ACCATACTCTCTCTCGTCTTTTTCTTCTTTGACGTCAGTAGGTTTGGGTTTTGTAGCTGGTTCTGGTTTCTTTTTAGGAGCATACTCAGACTTTGGCTTACCGTAGTGAGTCTCGAAGTCTTTATCCTTCATATCTTGCATATCAATATCCAACTCACTCATCTTGCCTTCTGCAACTTGACCAGGAGTATCTTTTTTGTATGTTTTTACCAAGCTGTTAGTTGCTTCCAAGCGCTTTGCTGGATTGAGAGTCATCTCACCCATATATGTGTTGTATTTTGTAGCAAGGTGTTTTTTTGCTTCCATCTCATCGCTTGTGCTATGCTTAATTGCACCTTTGGCATCAACAACATGAAATACTGTTCGTCCATTATATGGGCTCTTCTCACGCTTAATGTGAGGACGCATACCACCACCGGATCCCTTTAGACCCAAACGTGTGTGTAATCTTTCTGTGATTGGCAGTAAGTCATAATTCTCAGCCATAGCAGCACCACCAGCAATAAACGAATTAACAGCGTTCATTGCATATTGTTGGCGTGTAAGATCGGAATTTAGTGGCAAGCTCTTGTAGCCACGCGCATATACTTGGCGAACTGTATCCTCTGGTAGCTCAGCAAATGTTGCTTTTGATTGGAGAACAAGCTCTGTTTTCTTTTCCAGAATAACGGTATGTTTCTGTAATGCTTGTTGAAATGCCTCGTTTTGACCGCGATTTAGGTCAACTTTTTCGGGAGGATTGATAATAATCTGATTTTTTGCGTTACCAGGTTTCTTGGCAACGATCTTCTTTTGCGTATCTTCTTTGTCTTTTTCCATTTGTACCTCTGAGGTTTACCTTAGCCTAACTCTGGTGGTATTTATAATCTCTTATTCGCCACCAGATCCTCCAGAACCGCCACCCCCTCCACCACCGGAGCTTGAGCTTTTTCCTGGATATGTTCTTTGTAACTTTCCAGCAACGTTGCGTGAAAGTACTTTTTTAATTGGAATCATTCCGCCGCTTACGCTGCGAACTGCTAATTCTGTAATGTATTGTTTAAATGTTTTCATATATTATGAATATTAACTATGTTCTTGCCAAGATACTGACGCTACCGCATCATCGTTATTAGTTGTAGCAATGGCTGCTAAACACCATATGTCGCTAACATTTCCTATAGTACGGCCTAATTGATTGCTGAAGTCCACATCATTACCACTAATACTTGCCGAACCACCTTTATTGGATCCCACGAATATACCTTGATCTATAACCGTACCACCTGATAAAGCTGTGGCTGATAGATCGTACTCTACTGAACTATTATTACCCGCAGAAGTCCAATTAGCACTGGTTAGTGTAGGATTTAATATTACCCTATATGCAAACGCTGCTTGCTGTAAACCGTAAAGGTCAAATTTAGTAGGAACTACAATACTATCTATGTTCGTTGATTTCAATCTAATACAAACGAGAGGAGTATAAGAAGTTTCATTTAAATTCTTACCACCCAAGGTCGTTCCTACTGCCCTGCTCTGACTACGGTTACTGTATCCACCTTCCGATATAACCGTAGAGCAAATAGCACGCATTGTACCCGCAGCACCAGTACTAGATATTTCATACCTAATTGGTAAGCAAGCAGTCGTCATGTAGACTTTATTAAAAATATTAGCATGATGGAATGTATGACACACTATGAACTGTCCATCAATTACAAATCCACACCGTACAGATCCAACTCCTAACCACTCAACATCAGACCAAAAAATTTGTGCAGCTGTCACATTAAGAGTAATACCACTTGCACCCGTACCGTTGAGTTTATCCCCATTCCAAGCAGACTGAAGAATCTTCTCGCTCGTATCATCTACGGAGCCGTCGGTGTATTTTCTAATTACAATACTTTTTGCAGTACCATCCACTTCAAAATATACTCCGTTCTGTGCACCAAAGTAACCCACACGCTGACGTAAGTTTGCTGTAGGAGTATTCATTACAAAAGTAGTTAAAATTAATAGACTCTTACCGGGTTGATAACTAAACACTTGCTTACTCTGTCTTACAGCAGAGTCCCCGTTACCAGACACTGTCATCGACACTGTGCTTTCATTGGGTAGGAACGTACTTACACCAGAACCAGTATCCACTTGATTCCATTTAAACTCATTGTCACTATATCGTAGAGCACCATCAAATAAAGTAAACGGGTTACTGACACGCAAACGACCAAAGGCATCAGATTGCACTGGGGAAAAGAAGGTTGTATCACTTGTTCCTTGAACAAATATGGGATTTGTATCAGAGTTTACTGTTACATTTTTTGATATTGGTATTGGATTACCGACATCGTTCTTAATTTCTTGATTGTTTGTGAAAAGATATGTCATACTATTCTCCAGCCATTACGATATATCATCTGTATGGCTCCATTGTTTATTTGAATTATGAATCCGCCCGCATCATTATCGACTGTTCCCAACACCGTGATTGGGTTTGTCTCTGCGTCTCCGTCTTCGTCTTTAATAATTACTATTCTACCCGAATCAGCAGACGCTGGTAGGGTAATGGTTACCGGTCCAGCATAATTTACACCAATATAATAATCTGTTTCACTAACGGTGTATGTTGGTGTAGTGACTTCTGTTGTGTTATATACAACTTGGTATGGGTTGATGTCATCAAATATAAACTTTTTATCTATTGCAGAGTACTTTAACCACCGCCCATCAGCAATCGTATCTCTCTTAACATCATCGAGATATCTTAAATTTACCTCACCACCTCCACCCATTTGTGATGTGTTGCGTGCATAACGATGTAAGTCAGTAATTACCTTCTTCATCGCATCTAACTCACGACGGATTGGATCATCAATCTTATCAACGGCTGTTTGTGTATCAACAGCTTTTGATATTACATCAACAGACTTTGTGACTATCGTATCAACCGGTAGCTGAGGTAGAGGCGGAATAACATTTTCAACGATTGGCTCAGGCAATACTTCAACATGCTCCACTATTGGCTCTAGCTCAACAACTGGCTGCTCAACGAGAATAGCAGGAACGTCTTTTTCTACTTCCTTTTGAACATGAACACCCAAGCGAGCACCTAAGCTCTCGAGCATCAACTTCTCTCTTTGTCTTTTCTCTTCGATCTCTGCAAATGCGCTTTCAGCACCCAGGATCTTAGCAAAGTTTTTTAGAAAGTCTTGTTCTTTCATTTAGTACCCATTGCAGTACGAACATCATTATACAATTCATCTTTATGCTTCTTATCCATCTTCTCAGGTAAACCAGAATGGAATTCTTTCTTGTTACCAGCAGATGCCAATGAACGCATCTTACTTGCTGACATACCCTCAACGCCTTCGGAGTCAGGATCACGCTCACCAGACGAGTGAACAGTAATTGATTTGAAGTCATACTTACCATGAGCTCCTTCAACACCGTTATACTTATCGAGCATTGTTTGGAATTCTTTCTGACGATCAGAACCAGCAACAACATGCAAATGCTTAATGCCAGCTTTAGACATCTCCGAAGCTTGATGAAGAATCGTTGGATGTTCTTTTGTACCTGCTACGACATGTGCGCCTTCGGGGAACATACGAACAGCGTGCTTCACTTTTTGATCTGCTGATAAAGGATTCTTCTTTGCATCTTGTGTATGTGATACAACAATCTTATGATTTGCTTTGTTACGCTTAGCAATATCCATTACCTTTTCAGCAACCTTAACGTGACCAGCTGTTGGTGGGTTCATACGGCCAAATGCCAACACACCGTGCTTCTCTTCTTCTTTTGGTGCATCACCTGGACGTGGACGGGCTGCAAAGTTGGCACGGCTGAACTCAGCACGGTCAACCAGTTTTGTAGGACGGCCACCGACTGTAACTACAGATCCTTCACTTTTTGATTCTGCATCACCAATCTTAGTACCGAACTGACCTTTAACTGCTGGCTCAAGAGCATGGACCAAAGTATCCTTTGCAGCTTGCAAATGACCATGTAAATCCAAAGCGGCTTGCAAATGTTTCTTGTGTTGGTCTACACGCTGTAGTGTAAGGTCGTGTGCACGTTGACGTGTAGCTTTACCAGCTGGTGTCTTCAGTTTATCAATATCTTTTTGACCACGTTCTGCAACGTGAGCTTTATAGCCTGCAACAGTTGGCTTTGTACTATCACGTACTGTTTTGTTGATGTATGTTTTTAGATGCTCTGCGTGCTGCGCAACTGCATCATAACCACCACCCTTTGCTAGCTTCTGGTGTGCTTGCTCTGCAGCAGCCATACTGCCTTCAAAAGCATCAGTTGTCTTTTTATCATAATGAGCACCAGATGCATCCACTTGCGGTGTAATCATATGGACATCTGAATGTTCTTTAAACTTATTGAAGTCAGGCTTGAAGCTAGCCTTCATCGAATCAAGATCTTTACCATTATACTGTGTATGAACAACCAATCCAAACTTTGATGCAGCAATCTTGCGACCTTCAGGTGAGCCCTTTTTGGCAGTGTATGTAATTGTGTTTGGTGTAAAGTGATACTCATCACCCTTCGACTTCACATCACTTTTACCAGAGTGCATCACATCACCTTGGTATACACCTTTATCGGGAGCAACTTTAGGTAAGTGCTTCAACGCATGTTTAAGTTTCTCAACAAGACCAGGAGCATGCCCGTGATTGGTATCAATATCTTCAGGTGTGTAATTTAACTTAGGATTCTTATTGAATGCAGACTTACTTGCAACAAAGAACTTACCAGTTGTAGGATGGTGACCAAACACAATCGATGGAGATCCATCATACTTTGTTGTAATGTTAGCATCGCTTGGCTTACCCTGCATTGCCTGACTTACAGAATGTAAAGTTCTTGCTGCATGATTGTACCCCTCAGCACCTGCATTGATTGGATGATCTTCTGCATGCTCAAGGTGTTTTAGTTTGTCTTCAGAGGCAGCTGCCTCGGTTAAGAATGTTTGAAAGTCAATCATTTTGTTATCTTTATTTTGATATCGTTTGGATACTCACCAGCCTTTGAGTTTCTCATTTCGACCAGATATTTTTTATTACTATTTCCACAGTAAATTGAAATTTGTTTTGATGAAGTAGAAGGGTATCGTATTTCATACACTTCAATGTTATTAACAAGTGAATCAAGTTTTTTTCTATCTATCCAAAACACTTGCCACCCACTACTCTCTCTTTTTACATAGAAATAATTCATTCCCCAAGCTCTTTCAAAGATAGCTTTAAGAGCAGATTTATTGGCTGCCGGAGTAGTAAGCTTAGGACGACCAAAACTTGTAATATTGTTTCGTGTATCAAATCCTTGCTGAACAAGATTGAGGTTTGTACCAAACGCCTTCAAAAAGTCAGCACCTGGTGAATCGGGTTGAAGTGCTCCATACGAGTCAAAAAGAGTAGCAGCACCTGAATACGAGCTAAATGTGTATCCGTTAATATCTTTTAACGAAAGGTACCACTGATTATTGGACCTATCTGTCAAAACAATATCACCAATAATTGCACCTAATCGTTCTATTGGTACACCTTCTTTTTTTGTTGAACCGGTACGTTGCTTTACAGCAACAATATCAACCTTTGCAAAATCTTTATTTGACTCATTAAGCTGTGATATCAGGTCCACCATTGATTGTGATGATCCACCAGCTTTACGAGCAAAAAACTGTGTCAGGTTAGTTACAGTTGACTTCTCAAAATTTTCTCCCTTATTTGCACCCCTTGCAATAACGAGATCAATCTTCTCTTTATTTGTAACAAGCTCGATACTTGGAAATTTTGAACTATTTGGAGATAGAGAATTAAATTTAACATCTTTTATATCACCTTTAATACCTTTAATAATCTTTACACCATCCTTAACCAATTCGTCGGATGTGTCTTTTTGGGTATTAATCAACTGAAGCCTAAATTCACGCGCGTAACCACCAGCACGCGGTTTACCGCCCAAAGGTTTCTTTGGAGCAACTTGGTAGTTATACGGCCTCAAAACAGAGTTGAGGGCATCAGCAATTTGTTTGTATTGTTGTGGTGTAGCCATGAAGGCTATTTATCACATCCCAATTGCAGTCGCTGAGAACTCAAAAGGCTTTCCGGAGCGGTAATCCATCTCAAGCCACTGCTTAAAACACTCAAAGCGGAACGCTGCATCTTCTTCTCCACGAGACTCGCACGCTTTTTGTGCTTGATCTACAAATTTAATCAAAGAGTGGATACGAATAGAAGGGTTATCGTGATTTGCAAACGATGCGGGCTTCATATTAGCTTTACGCTGGAACATAATAAATCTCCTTAAAGAGACAATTATACCGGAAATTCGTTCCGGTCACAACATTAGAATATTTGTGTCCATTCGAAGTTTAAAACTGGCTTAGAAAGCCTACCTTGCGGGGTTGCATTCCTGTCCCGTACAAAGTCTTTGAGAGCCTTACGACCTGCGTTAGTTGACCATGGTCCTGTATTAGGGTTAATCAGTGTATCATCATCAGGGTACTGTGTAGTTTCAACGTCCCCATCAGACACATTGCGAGCACCACGTGTATAGTTGCACCACCACTCCTGACGCTCTACTTTACGGCATACGGGATCAAGTGACGTCTCGAAGAACAACCTATCACCCCAGTGTATGTTAACAAACTCCTCATCATAACCACCAGACTTCCAAAAGTCGTCTTTATGAATTACATATTCATTCAATGTATATTTTTTAGAGTTAGGTGAAAACATTTTATAGTATTCACCTTTGCGTTTATCAGTAGATAATGCAATCTCCAATATAGTATCGTGAGGATATTGACGATCGATATCAGAAAGCATGTTCCACTCGGTTTGGGTTTGCTTCATTAATAGATTGCGTGCACCATGAGAGTTGAATCCAATATCATCTACTACTCTATACAAACTCATTTTATCTGTTGGAGGATTCTTTTCAAAGAACTTCTCAGCTGGCTCACGCATTGATCCATCATCCGCTAAATTCAAACGGATATTGTACCCTTCTTCATTATACATTTTGATTGTATCGTACCACCATTTAAGGTGGTGGGGTTCATTGTAATACGTTACGTTGCAAGAGAAATTCATTATAATATTGTAACCATACAGAAGAATACATTGTGTCTTGATAATTCTTAAACCACGGCCCACCATCTGTGTAGTGAATTGCCTTTGGGTTTTCTAACAAATAGTAATCATCAAGAGCATTCCACTCCAAGGGAAGAGAGCCAATCTGATCATCACTCAACCAGCCAAGCTGATGCAGTGTACGTCCTGGCATTATACCATTAACATATTCAGGGGTCAATGCTTTGTTTGCTGGATGTTCATTGTTGAATACAATCAAGCTTGCCCAGTTCTTACGTGGCATTGTATGTTGAGGTACTCCATCCATTTTGATTTGAGTATGCGGGATATACGAAGGATGCTTTACTACACTGACTGCTTTTGTGGGATCGACAATAGACAGCAAGTCTATTATGTTTGTTGTGAAAAGAAAATCACAATCACAAAATATAGAATATCCTTCATACTTTTCTAAGAAGGGAATCATAAACCTTGTGTATGTGAAGTCTGTTGATTGATTTGGTTCTTTCTCACGAACAAACTCTGGAATGTTTCGACTCTTCAAATACTTTACCGAAGGTGGGCACAACTGGTCCCCATTTTTCAGAATGGAATACTTACACACCTCTGCTGCTATGTGTTCTTTTCTATCATAACCAATATAAACATTAAAGTTTTTCATGTGTCAATCCCATTAACAGCTTTTGTCCGGGCTGATACTTATTATACAAATCCCTGACACGGTTTATCTTATCACTGCTTTCGTGTATATATGAATCAAGCTGATCAACGAACGACTCTGGTGTTTCCATATCCTTAAGAATTTTAGCATAATGAAAAGCATTCCTTGTTGTTGTTCCACCACTGGAGAATACAATTGACGGTGTATGTGTAAACTTAGCCACCCACGCAGCAGTTCCATGATACCCAATAAAGCAGTCAGCTTTTCTCAATACATTATACAAATGTTCAAAAGGTGTACGGTAATCAACAACAACAACCCTGCCCTTCTTTTTCATTTGCTCAACAAGCAAGGGCCACCTACTGTTTATTGGATCTTTCCAACTCTTTCCATACTTCTCTAACGAGATAGCATTGCCTTCTGTGCTGTTGATAACAAACGTTGGAGGTGTTGGTTTGCGTGATTCCTTAGGATACCAATAGTTATGGAACGGATCATCCCACACATCATCCCATGTGTAGTTGGTATGGTTAATATCGAGCGGATGATCAAAGCTGTGAATTAAAGTAACATCTGTATCGCTTCTTGCACAATGGTTAAAGAGCATACTTGCTCTTTCCCATAGACGTTCAGGATCAGCTTTTCGAAACTTACGGAGAGAGTTGTGATCCCACCTAAATGTGAGATTAACTTTTGTTTTTAGTTTGTGGGATATGTTATGCGCATAACAAACAGGAGAGACTATATCACCATAGCCAATCTTTCCCTTCCACTGGATATCAATCATTATCGATAGATCACCAATGAGTAAAAGTCAACCTGCATAGTTTCTTTGGTGCTGTTTTTTGTAAATGTCACATCCTGTAATTTGGAGATGTATGATTCTGTATTGGTAAATCCAGCAGATGTTAATTTTTCCTGTAACCCCTGTAAAGATACAATACCCTCAACATCCTCTATTACATACGCTTTTGTCCATTTATCTCTCAACCCACAAAACGTACTCCATTGGTGTTTTTGAGCATGAGCACCATCATCAATAATAACATCATATACATCACCAACCACATCAGCTACTGAGGGCCGTCTTGAATCTACATTAAAATGAGTGACGACATCTTCACATCCCTTAACAAGCTCTTTTGGATCACATATATCAATACCAACAACGGTGCAATTAGGAAATATATTTTTCCAAGCAGCTACTGATGATCCTTCTTTGATACCTACTTCGAGTAAACGGTTTGGATATCCTACTTGTTCAAATATTGCATGGTACATATACTCATAGTTATGTCTCCACCCCTTGTCTGTATTAAAGTGATCAAAGGCTTTTCGTAATTCTTCTGCGTTCATTATAATTCCAAAATATTTTATTCTTCAAGTATCCCATTAAAGAAAACTTGCAAATCTTCCTCATTGTGAAAGTACCTTACCGTACACGTATGATCATAACGATGTATCATAACAACACATATTTGCATTACATCTTTTATGACGCTGACCTTAACAACCCACTCGTTCATCACAATCGAATCATATGTTATAAATTTTCGATTTGTTTTATTCCTCATTCCCTGCTTTCTTTGTATGTTTTATACAGTATGTATTCACAAAAAAAAGCTTCCGCTTCCCATGGTAACTCCATATAGTCAATCTTATCGGAGTTTATTTTTTTACCTTGCCACCTTGTATGATCATCGTTCAGCTCACCTTTTGCAAGCTGCTTTACATGAACCATCTCATGGGCAAGTGTCTTTAGTGTTCCACTCAAACATCGATGACGTTTAAGTTCAATTTCAAATTCACGAGGCTTATAATTATCATTGTTAAACGTTACCATACAACTGCCAAGATCTTTTGTATATGTTTTCATTACAATGTCTATCTTTATGTAAGGTAACATTTTTTTAGAAAGAAGTTGAGAGGCGTAGAATATAGTCGCCTTCTTTAGCTCTTTTTTAATCTTTAGATCTCTGCAACCGCGTATTCTAACTATCATGGCTTTCTACTCCGTCTACAGCTTCGCTTATTAAAATCCAAATATCGACAGGCGAGTTAAACAGAAATGTAATAGCTTCAAGTATTGCAACGGAGAAGTACACAACAAAGGCTACCGGATATACCAACAGCCATAACAATGATTTTTGAAACATTAACTAAATCCTTTGAAAGCGTCCTTAGTAAACTTATTGTTGGTAGCTTTATCAAAAGCTGGCGTATCATCAACTATATCCTGCTGAGCACTTTGCTCAACATCATACAGCTTCATCCTTGACTTATCTACACCAACAACAAACCTACGCATGAAAGCAGGATCGGCATATCGGTTCTTCAGTTGTTTAATCATCACCTGATTCAAATCCTGTAACTCTTCTGTTGCAATCATAGCAATCATAAAGTCAACAGTCGCTGGTAAGCCAAACGATTCGGATGTATCTTCAAGTCCAACATCAGAACTAGAAAAACCAGTTCTTGTAGTCTGTGTCGCAGAAACAATTGGAACATTAAACTCTACAGCCAACCCACGAAGCTCCTCAGCAATCGCCTTAACGTATGTATAAGAGTTAACATTCGCACCTTGCTTCAGTCTACTGGATGCACAAATGTTCAGGTAGTCGATGTAGATAATATCAGGAATAAACTTCTTTTTCTGCTTTAATTCATTCAATAAATGACGGAAATTAGCAGAACCTGCTGATGCGGTTGGATATTCCTTAATAATAAACTTACCCGTTGTTTTCTCACGAACGCGTTCAATCTTCTTCTCAAACACATCGCGAGGCATCAACGCAATCTGATCCAGAGGTGTACCCATCAAGTTAGCATCAATACGTTCAGCAATACGTTCTTCTGCCATCTCCATTGTAATGTACAAAACATTCCTTCCTTGTGTAAGGTTGGCAGCTGCACAGTGACACATAAACAATGACTTACCAACACCAGTACCAGCAAGAACAACATTGAGAGTTTTCTTAGGTAGGCCACCCTTTGTAATCTTGTTTAAGTATTCAATGTCAAACGGTACGCGGTTCTCTTTCTTGTGGTAGAAGTCATAACGAGCGTTAACGTCTTCAAAGAAGTCGTGTCCAATATGGGTGTCAAAGGACACAGCAAGAGCCTCTTCAAGCATTGCAGGAATACTTCCAGGAGACAGCTTACCAGTCTTATCATCAAGCACCTTGATCGAATCGGAGATTGCATTATAGATTGCTCTATCTTTACAATACTTTTCTGTTTGATCTACTAACCATTCAACCTCTGCTTCTTGAGCAACTAGGCCGTTGATCCTCTCTCTGATAATTTTATGCTCTTCTTCGTTTAGTGTTCCTGTCTGTTGATCCAGTTCAACAGTTAGTGCTAACTGATTAGGAAATGTATTGTATTCTTCAACGTGGTGCTGAACCATATCAAAGATAACACGATCACTACGATTTGCAAAGTACTTGCTCCGTAAAAAAGGAATGACCTTACGGCCATATCCTTCATTATGAATTAGGTTTGCAAGGATTAGATCCTCGACCATTTAAACTCCTGGTGGCAAGTAATCCACAGTAAACGTCACATAAATCAAAGGACCACCCTTAACCATGTGAGGAATCTCATGCTCCATCCACGATGGCCACATATACAAACGACCCGGCTCAAGTTCCAATTGCATGGACGGAGCCGTAAATGCTGTAAAGTCAGCAGGACGCGATGGTAACGCTTCATGTGAACGCAAGCGCATAGTTGGGTTATGCAATACAACAGGACTTGTCGTCTTATCACTTTGAATAACAAACACACCCGTCAGCTGCGAAGGACCAGTCACTGGCATATGCACGTATCCATTCAAACGTAGGATATTCAACCACGTACGAATACTGCATTTCTCTGGATTGATTTCCAACTTAAGCTCACGCATATAAGCCAACGCAATTTGATAAATTGCTCCCTTGAGGTCCTCACCTTTAGGTAACGTCTCAACAGCCTTACTGTTCATACCATCAAACAGAGAACAATAACCACCTGGCATGTTCTCGCGATCACCAATTGTCTTATAGACATCACGTGCCATATCAACGGTATCAAAGTCCGTATTAACAACTAACGTCAGCGTAGGAAACACTGGGTTGTAGTTAATTACATTCTTTGCGTTGGGATCTGGTTCGCTAGGTGTTTGCTGTTCCGGAACAGCAGCTGCTTCTTCACCTTTTACTTCAATATCTGTTACATCACTCATCATTACCTCCATATTTAAATTCTTTTTGGACAGCTAGCTCAAGCTGCTCCATCACTGCCTCAGTAAAGTACTTTTCAGGGTCCTCGTTAATGTTCTTGCCAAATGCTGTGGTTCCATCTGGTAGTTGATATCTAGTCGATACTTTCTTAAAAATGCCGTGCTTCTCAGCAATGTCTAAGAGACCGTAGTACTTATCAAGCCCTTTGGCGTAAGTAAGTAACACTTCGACTTGACTGTGCTCTTTTGAGAGTCTGGACTTGTACATTTTGATCTTGACAATATTGCCAACGACATCTGTTCCATCCTTTTCTTTTCGTTTGGAGAGCATAGCAATCGTGCTAGCTGCGTACTTGAGACCTGTTCCACCACCGAGCTCCTTTGTAGGCACGTATGAACCGACTAGCTCATATACGTGATTAGTCACTAACAAAGGTATTTTAACCTTTGCCAGCTTTAAAGTCAACACACGGAATGTTGCTTTAATAATCTGCGCCTTTGTCATGTCTCGTGTGTCTTTGCCTTCAAGGCTATCTTCCATCTCTTTGGAAGTTGACAACATACCAAGACTATCGAGAACAAACATCATTGGAGGGCGTTTGTCTGCTGGTTGTTTATCATATGCATCAATCAACTTTAATGCATGTGTTTTGAACTTTTGAATTGTATCGGGCTCAGCAATGATTACTCTATTAGTATCAATGCCACGCTCCTCCATCATTTCACGAGTAACTGCTGCCTCGGTATCATAATATACTATTCCTCCTGTTGGGTGCTTTTCGAGGAAGCTTTTGACGACTCCGAGTACGAAGTAAGTTTTACCAGTAGCGGACTCTCCTGCAAAAGCAGTAACTTTATTGTCAGGGACGCCACCATAGAGGCTACCTGAGAGAACAGCGTTGAGAGTGTAGCTGCCAGTATCAATAAAACCCCCAAACTCAGCACTGCCAGAGCCGTCAGAGGCCATAGAAGTATCTTCATCTTTAACTTCCTTAATCAAATTACGAAAAAAATCACTCACGCTGTTTCTCCATTCTCTATTTGTTTTTGATAATGGGCTTGCAATCTATTGAAAGCCAAACGCATGTGATGCGAATGAATCCCCTCACCCCATTGTTCCATTTCTTGTTTAATAACATCTGCAAGTTCACGAGAGAGTTTAATCTCTTGTGCAGTTCCTCTAGGATGTACTTCGAAATCACTCATTTAAAACCTCACTATTGAATCGGGATCGATCTCAACCATTTTACGTGGTCTGCCTCTTTTTTTCAACGGTTTTTGTTCTACCGGTTGAACAGGGATTGGTTTTGGCACCGTTGTTGAGTTGGCTGCAATGAGCAATGCAACTGCAAGTGGATCAAAAACTGTAACAATCAAAATAATAACGGCACGGACTGCTCTATCAATTTGAGTAACCGAACTATCACCATATATCAATTCGGCAATGTATTTCAACGGACCAACATCAGCATCTAACTTATTCTTCTCTTGAAGCAATGGAAGCTTTTCTTGGTTAACAGCTTCTAGTTTGGAAGTTACATCCTGAACTTGGCGGTCAATCTTTATATTAACCCCTTCTACTTTATTGGTCTGTTGTAGCAAGTATTGCAGTCTCTCACGCAATAACTTTTCTTGTTGAGTAAGTGTTTCCAACCGGATGGCGGTCACACCACTAACTGTTGTTACTTCTGTGTGTGCTTTGGACAAATATCCAAACGTACCCATAGAAGTTATGAACATTAGGATAACTATAGCTATGCATAGGTACCCCTTCATGAGATTATGAGCTGTGCTCCAATTACGATACACCCAAGTAAGAGCTACAATCTTTGCTAACTCTAATGACGAACCCATAATTACGATTGGCCAGAACGATGCAGCAAAGATCGTGGTCAGACCAATAATAGAATAGTACGCAGCAATTGCAGATAATGCAAGAGCTGTTAGATACGTCACTAAGACGAGAAACATTTTATTCCTTTACGATTGCTTCGATCTTTTTCTTAAAAGTTGCAATCTTTGCTGCCCGGTCAGGCCACAAGATATATTCCTTGTCAGGATTCTTTTCAAGGTTATTCAGCAATGGCATGATTGCTTTGTATAGAGCAGTTAACTTTTGTTGGAACTGCTGTGCGGTTGTATTGGTTTCATTAACCGCAGTTTCAAGCTCACGCTCATATTGCTTAAGCTCATCTTCACTGACTGCTGTGAAACCAAAGTCGTCGTCTTCAGGTGTAATCATTTGTGCCTCAGAAAAAGTCTTCTAATGTTGTTTGTTGGTCGCTACCTTCCTTCCACCCAATTACATCAAGGATTGTACGTAATGGTTCGACAAACGCTTTGTCAAATTGCATATGGAAGTCGATATATTTGTCAAGGCCAAGTTCTTTAGGTAGCTTGCCTGGTGTTGAAATCACATGAGCAGGTAGTGGCGCTGAATCAAGCATGTAACAGAATTTGATCTTCTCACCCTCACCTATGAGAGGGTATTTAGATGAAAGATTCTTCTTATCGATCAGGCGATTGTAAAGCAATGCACCCTTGACGTGGATTGGCGTTCCTTTCTTGAACGATGCATCACCTGTGTAGTATGACTTCTGAACAAGTTGACCCATCTTATCGACCTTGTCTTCTTTCATTAAGCCACGCACACTTCTTGGGAACGCAACATCCTCAAAAGGAAGAGCCACAAACTCCTCACGAGCCTTCTTGATATAATCCTGCAACTCTTTCTCAGAGTATGTCATAATAATATCAAGAGCTGTCTTAATGTGTTGACGGCATGCAGCAGGCGTCGAAGATCGAACAGCCTCAATCCCTTGGATCTTTAGCTTTGGTTTTTCATAACGAACACCTTCAAGGTCATACACGTTAAGAATGTAATGCTTCTTACCAGTCCAAATACCTTTATTGGCAACTGCTTCACGTTTCATCTTCATCTTCTGCTCATATGCGTTAACATAGTCAGCAAGAGCTTGGTAGTTTTTATCAATGAAAGGTTCCATAATCGTACCACAGGCACGGTCAAGATATTCCACATTGGACTTAATGTCACCATCAGGACGTAACTTTTTAACCAGCTTATCGAAACGAATGTACATTGAGTCTGTGTCAATAGCAATCACAAAGTCTTCATCTTTTGTACCAACGAGCTTATTCATATACTCGTTCACACGACGTTCCATCCAACGGATCGATAATTGACCAGACTTCGTAATAGACTCAGCCAGTCTGTTATCAAACCAACGGAAGAATTGATTAGATAAAGCACCATAAGCAGAGTTAAGTTGAATCTTCTTTGCAAGCTGCATATTATGGCAACGAGCAATCTCATTCTCAAGCTCTTTGGTCTTTGTCTTCTCATATGCCTTCTTAGCTTCAAGCATCCGCTTCTTCCATAACGCACGGTCGTTGTACATATTCTCCATCAGCGTAGGCAAGAAGCCACGTTCACCTTTATCGAACACACAACCAGTAGGCGTAATGGTTAGATTGTGTTTGTTAAGAATCTCACGGATTGTTTCTTGTTTGAGGAAGTACTTTGCATTGTATAGCGCTAACTTTTCCTTATCGTTCTCAATAATGTTTTGCTCAACAAGTCCTTGGATCTCATTCTCAATAGCTTGTAATGTACTAGCTCGTTCATCTTCAGAACGAACACGGTCTAGTTCACCATCAAGAAACTTATCAACACTCTTGGTTGTGATTGCAAGGTCATACTCCAACATCTGACCCTTCAACGTCTCTGGTGAGATGTTGTACTGCATAATTAAGTGAGGGTACAGACTGTTCAAGTCAAACGATACAACCCACTCATGCAATCCAACCTGAGGGTCCTTCACATAAGCGCCCTCAATCTGACGAGGTTTCAATCCAACCTTTTTGAGAGGTACAACAATGTTACGTTGGAGTAGGTAGTTGTGGATAATAATATCCCACATCCCTACAGTTGTCAGACTGTCAATAAAGTTAACCTTACCGTCATATGCAATAGCATATACTTGTTCAATCAGTTTCATCTTCTGATCAAGTCGGTATACCAAGTCCACATCTCGGATATTGTAGTTAATATAGTTGCGGAAGTCACCCTTGTAGAATTCATCAAGAGTTTCAAATCCCAACTCCGTATAGTCAAGCTTTCGCTCACCTAGTTCAACAAAAGCAATGTGGTCAAGCTTGAAACTTTCTTGGTTTTGGAATGAGAACTTCTTGTATAGTTGCATGTAGTCGAGAACACTAATGCCAAGTGGAGAGTTCATGTACTCAACGCGGTCAAGTACATTAGGGTTACGTCTTTGTTCCCAACGACCCCATGGAGACATACGCTTCGCAGTCTTCTCATCAAACAAACGTGTGATGCGGTTGATCAGATATGGAATATCGAAGAACTCAACGTTCCAGCCAGTAACAACATCGGGCAACCATTCTTCTGATCTCCATAGATTGAGGAACCGCTCAATCATGTCACGCTCACTTACACATTCAATGTATGTAACGTAATCAAGTTCAGGAGTATATGGTTGTAAGCCAAACGTAACAGCTTTATCATTCTTACGGAGTGTAAGTGCTGTTAGTGCTTTATCTGCTGTTTCAATATTAGGGAAGCCGCCTTCAGAGTCGGTCTCAATATCAAGTGTGACGACAGAGATCAGTGATGGGTCGTATGCAACCTCACCAGGATAGTTGTCATTAATATATTGATATTCAAACGCTTCAATACCGTAGATATTATGGCCACTAACGTCTTTGTATTTTTCAATATAGGATCTTGCATCCTTGATCGATCCAGGATACATCTTTGATACCATCTGACCATCGAGTGTTTTGAATTCACTCTGTCTGCTAGACGATATAAAGATGTACGGCTGATAGTCAATCTCTTCCTGGATCCGCTTACCATTTTCATATCCACGGAGGAAGAGCTTATCAAATAATTTATAAACGTGTGTGTAAAACTTCATTCAAAAAGATACCTTAAAACGGTATCATACATTATATGAACACGCGAGACAACTAGCGTGTTATCAATACCATCTCATTAAGCTAGGGTTTTTAGCCAAATGACGAGCACGAGCTTCTCCAGCTTCAATCATCCATTCAACAAGTTTTTTAAATATTTTCATATTAGACCTCTACGCATTAAAGTTGCCATTCTACTTTCAAGATCTTTATGATCTACGGCGTCATTTAAATACATCTCTACTTCCGATTGGTACGAAGGAGTAAATGTCTTTTCTACCCAATTCCAAAAATCTGATAATTTGTGCATGTTTCTACCCATATGTCTTTTGAACAAAATAATAGCCAGCACCTTATGGATGCTGGCTGCTTGGTTTACAGGTTGCGGTTGTCTTCCTCGACTAACAGCTCACCCATTGGTCTGGCTTTTTGCTTTTTAGCTCCAGCCTCTTTTACTTCTACCTTCTTTGGCTTCTTGTGTTCAGGAATAATACGCTCCAAGAATACTTTGAGCATACCGTTGAACATTTCAGCATCTTTAACTTCGATTTGATCATCGAGAGCAAATGTACGAGTAAATGCGCGATTGGCAATTCCTTTGAACAAGAAGTTGTCCATTGAGTCTGCGTCATCGGATTGTACGTTACCCTTAATCAACATCTTACCATCAGCAAGTTCAATTTCAATATCTTGCTTAGCAAAGCCAGCAACAGCTAGTTCAATAACGTAGGTGTTATCGCCAGTTTTCTTAATATTGTAAGGGGGATAGTTTGGAATGGACTTGGTAAGATCGTCGTGCATCTTTGCCATTTTATTGATTTGATCATCAAAACCAACAAACACCTTGTCAAAGTCTTTGAACATATCGCGACCGAATACATCTTTCACAAAAGTCATATTAAACTCCTTTTTTACCGGTAATTGTGTTTGCAAATGTTTCTGCGGCTAGTGTCATTACATCATTTGCAGATTTTGCAATTTGTTTTGTAAACACGCGTTGTGCTTCTACAAAATCAACTAAAGGTTTTTGAAGGGATTCTTCCTTGACTGTTTGTTTGAGGAAGTTAATTTTGGCGTTTTGAATGGAATCAATAGCCATGTTGGAATAAAACATATAGTTCTCCTATTAAGCGAGTTTAAAAATTCTTACCCCGAAGGCGTAAGTGTAGTTTTTTACAAGGTTACTACGCCTTGTTCCCATCCCGAATGAGATGGGGTATTTATACTATTTTCTCTTTAGAATAAACCCAACTCTGTCACCACAGGGACTGTCATAAAAGTCTTCCTTCCAAATCGGAATCACTTCATTAGCATCATGGTGATAGAAGTCATCGTTATAACGAAGATGTACTTCAATAATTTTGTTATTGATAACTTCAATATTGAACCACTCATACTTCTCTGCAATTGGTTTGAGTAAGTTAGGTAATTCAAATTGATATTCTATCTTCTTCCAAGAGGAGAACCGATCGGTGCGGGTATTGTCTCTAAACCCTTCTGCAGCAAGATGTTGAACACCATACCTGTAATCAAATGTCAGGTGCCTACCAGTAAACACTTCACACCAAAAATAACCATCAGGTATAATATCTTGCCCCGCATCAATATGAATAATACTAGAACCACGTCCCATCATTCGATAGTTTGAAATTGGTCTTACAATATACTCACCTGTGATTTTAGGTGCAACTCCCGCAGGTCCGCAGTAATAGCCAAGACGCTTTGATAATATGAGTTTATCGTATATCCAAAGATCTTCATCTTTTACTAATTGCCAGATATCACAGTCGTCCATTAACGTTTTCCGCTTGCAAGAATAATCTGACAAATATGCTCTTGCACTCTTACTCCATCAGGACATAATCACTTTTAGAAACTCCGCATTCTGGACAGTTTACCTCATCAGGCAAACTCAACCAGTCAGCTTCCGATAATGTGTGACCACACACAATGCAGACATAAACTTTTTCAGACATTATAGTGCCTCCAATACTTGTTTGTATGCATTAGCATGACGTTCTTCTACTTTCTTCAAAGCATTAAAACGCTTTTCTGCTAGATCCAGAATCTTTTTGAATTGTTGAGCGTGTTCATTAGACTCACGTCCTTGCTCACTAAATTCCTTTACAGCTTCTATATTCAACTCAGCTTTTGCTTGACGTTCAAATTGTGGGTACATTGTTGTGAACTCATATGTCTCACCTTCAATAGCAAGCTCCAAACATTTGCGTGTATCAGGCTTACCAATCAACAACTCCAAGTGACCCCAAGCATGTTTAATCTCTTGATCTGCAGTTTCTTCAAAGTGTTTTGCGACATCTTCAAACCCCTCAGCACGAGCAAGCTTTGCAAAATAGCGATATTTGATATGAGCCATTGACTCACCAGCCAATGCACTCTCTAGGTTTTCTACTGTAATTGACATTTCATCCTCATTTGTTAAACATATGTAATTATATATTGGATATAATGTGAATTTCTAATTGGTAATTCGAATCACACCAATAGTAGTTTCACATCAGCCTCAGCAAACATTGCTAATGTAATATCTGCGTTGAACCGATGTTTCTGTGTATCTGTTGGAAAGGAGCGAGCAACCACGCGCTTGATTCCTCTTTGAATAATACTTTTGGCACATTCGTTACAAGGACAAAGAGATGTGTACATCGTTGCACCACGTACATCTGCAAACGCATTATCCAATGCGTTACGTTCTGCATGGGCAACATAAAGAAGCTTCATCTCTCTATCTTCGTAGCGAGAAGACCAGTCCTCTACTCCTCGCGGAAACCCGTTGTATCCAAGGCTAAGTACTTGCTTTTGATCATTAACAATGACGGCTCCTACCTTTGTGGAGGGATCTTTCGACCATTGAGACACATAGTTTGCCAACTCGAGAAACCTTGTATCCCAATTGGATGTAATAATTGTATCGGTCATACTTCCACTACCTTTCCTGAATCAAACTCTTCGTTCTCCTCATAATCTTGATATCCACGAGGATTGCAAACAATCCGTGTTGTTCCTATCATATAGTCACTACATGTATGAATATGTCCATGCGTCCATAGTTTGATTGAGGGTTTATTCAATATAAAGCTCACCAAGTCAGACGCATACGCACCATTGAGTGAATGACCATCATATCTACCGGATATGGATTGCATGGATGGCGCATGATGTCCAACCACAACAATCTTATTATGTTGAGATGATTGCTCATCGATAAATTTCAACATAATTTCGTGCTGTTCAATAGCAGCGGATGGCAGAAACTTTAATGTACCGTTTCGCACACCGCGATAGTCGTTCATCATCCGCTGAGCATCCCACATTACTGTTGGGTTATGCTTATCAAAGTCTGTCCAGAGTGTTCCACCAACAAAACGTACATCATCGATGTCCACATGACTGTTGTCAAGTATATGTAAGTTGACATGACGACTGAGTTCCTCACGAAGTACACGAGTGCTGGTAGCAAAATTACCATGGTAGTGCTCGTGATTACCAAGTACGTAAACCACATATTTAAATTCCTTACAAACAAAGTTAAAAAAACTATTATAGCGTTCTTTATGTTGTTCAACATTAAAGCCATCAGCAACACAGATATCGCCTGATAAAATCAGGACATCTGCACCATTGTTTTCAATAGTAATAGGACCAAACTCTAAGTGGAGGTCACTGACTACCTGTATTTTCATATTCTACCTTATGGATTAACTTGTCACCCATCCAATGGGATGACAACTCACTTTTATCTTTATCTAAGTTATTGACCAGAACAAGCAACTCTTCGTACGATACTTGTTGTCCTTGAACAATCTGCTCACCCAACCACTTTTGGGTAACCTCATCAAACGTGCGGCTATGTTCTGTCATAACGAGTTCATCATATGCATGTTCAAGCGTTTCAGCTTCAATAGCATACTTCATACGAAATGTACTTAGTGTATCAATTAGGAAGATTGGCATGGAAAACCTCTTTAGGTATATCTTTAAGATACTCATTATCCTTGAACTTTGACATATTGTCAATGGCACGCGAAGGAGTGGTAAATAAAGCGAGGACATCAGGTCTTGCTACTTTTGGCTCATAAATTGAACGCAAATGCACATACGCCTGCATAGAATTGTCAAAAATAGACAAATCATCCTTATGAAACAGACAGAAATTGCTATTTTCATACACTCCTACAGCAATTGCCTCGGAGTTTTTAATAAAAACGTATCCGTCTTCGGTTTGGTCAAATGTAATCATAAAGCAAGCATACTGTAACTTCCTAAATAGGTCAACAATCCCATCTCAACAAAAGGAAGCAAAATGAAGAAATTCATTCTCGGTTCGCTTTTTGTTATGTCTTCAATATCGGTTTTGTCACAAACCACATATGATTCGAAAACTCTAGTAGATACAAACAGCGCTTCTACTAGTACAAGTACAGTAAACAGTACCAATGTTAATAATAATAACAATTTAAACGTCAACAATACAGTTGTTGATAGTAAATCCGTTAACAACAACGTCAACGTAAACGATTCAAAGTCTGTGTCTACAAACACAAACTATCAGTACGGTACAATGACAAATAATAATAATAACGTTAGCACCTCTACTTCTATTAGTGATAGCAAGAACTTGAATATCAGTACTTCAACTTCTGTTAGTGATAACAAGAACACCAACGTCAACGTATCTAATTCTGTTAGTGATAATAAAAACGTCAATGTTAACACATCGACAGCAGTAAGCACAAGCGTTAATGATAATAAAAATATTAACGTGAATACATCTGTTTCTGACTCAAAGCAAATAATTGATTCTGTCAATAAAAACGATAATTACAACAAATCAGATATTACACAGAAAGTTATCCAACCTCCTCCAACAGCCGTTGCTCCATCAATGATGTCTGGTGGTAATAGTGATTTATGTACGACAGGTGTCTCTGGTGCTGTACAAACACAGATATTTGGTATGTCGGGTGGTGGATCTGTAAGAGATATGAATTGTGAACGCCTTAAGCTTTCTAAAACCTTATATGACATGGGTATGAAAGTTGCTGCTGTAGCTACGATGTGCCAAGACCGAAGAGTTTTTGAGGCCATGCTAGCTGCCGGTACACCATGTCCCTATGATGGTAAGATTGGTGAACAAGCCAAAGCTGCCTGGGATGCTAATCCAGAAAAGATGCCAGTCTTAGAAGATCACAAGAAGGACAAACAAAATGCTGCAAAGAATATTGGCCTTGGTGCTATTGGCGCTTACCTGTTACACCGCATCTTCTAAAGCAGACATTATTGGTGTTCCAATCCTCAACGGTCAGTTTACAGTAAATGTAATGACCGGTGCTGATGCGTACCAGCTACAGGAAATAAAAAACAATCCTGCAGCTACAAGATACAGCATTAGTGATGATGCTAATGTAAACGTGCCTTTGCAATTTACGTTTCCATACTTTGGTCAAAACTTTACAAACTCATGGATGTATTCTAATGGAGCGGTTAGCTTCAAATCTGGCAATGCTTCAGGAGGTTTTTGTTGTTCTGGTATTGATTTAACAACCACAAAAGATACAAGTTACAACTATTCTTTGTTGCCTCTGCAAACCGACCTAATTGGTCAGACAAATAATAACTTCTACACTTTAGGTACCAACACAAGCATGACTTATGGTTGGTATGGTATAAATCAATATGGTAGTGGCAATAGGAGTAGCTTCGAAGTAAAGATTGACAATACAGGTCTGGTTGATTTTAGATTTGGTCAGGCCTTTATAACTAATAATACCGTTACTATCGGTATGACGGGTGACTTGTTGAAGGGTGAATATTATCAATACTACCGTGGTAGCAACATTAATCAAAGTAGCTTTGGATTCACTGGAACATTTGGAACAGGACAAGATCCATGTCTAGCTGACCCCTTAGCAAACTCTTCCTGTCCAGGTTATGCAGCAGCATATTTGACTCAACAATGTAACATATCATCTTTGTATGATGTTTCTTGTCCTGGTTATGCAACAGCTTACTTTAATCAGCAGTGTGGTATATCAGCATTGTATGATACAGCGTGCCCAGGTTATGCGGCAGCATACTTAACTCAACAGTGTACTGCAAATCAATTATACAGTACATCTTGTCCTGGATATGCATCTGCATACCTCACTCAGCAATGTAATATTACACAATTATACAGTACATCTTGTCCTGGTTATCAGACTGCGTATGCACAAAAGTTAGTATTAGAAAGTTTAACAAAGGTGGCGGTAGCCGATGCACCAAAACCTGATGCACCTCCTCCCGGTGCACCTCCACCACCTCCACCTGGAGCACCTTTACAAGATAATACGAGCGCAAAAGCTGAGGTCAAGCTGGATATTGGTGGAGCTACTATTTCTGCCACAGGTGAACTTAAACTGGATGATGGTATTCCTGATGCAGCTAGACCACCTCCACCTCCTGAATTAGCCTCGGGACCTGGACCAAGTGAAGCTGGACCAGGTGGACCACCTAATAGTGCTAACCCACCTCTTCCTCCTCCACCAGGAGCTCCAGCTGGCTTTGCTGAAAGACAGGAGTCACAACAAGACCGAAGAGCTGGACCTTCTGTTAATGCTTTGAGTATTGCAAGAAACGCTGTTGCTGCAACAGAGGCTTTAGCTCGTTCAGTAGCAAGTGAGTCAGCAAAGATGTCGTATAGTGAAAGCGCTAACCCATCTGATGGTGTTGGTTTAAATCTAGAAGGAACTGGTATCAAGTTAAGTGGTGTAGGTTTTGGTTTGGGGATACAGTCATACACCTCGCAACAAGCAACAGCGAGTAGCGGATCTACATTCTATAGTGGTAGCAATACATCATTAACCACAACAGACACAACGATGACACAAGAAACGAAGTTAAGTGCTAAACAAGAAAGCACCAACTCAAATATGGGTATAGAAGTGCCGTCCATTCCCCAACAAAACAGTAACAGTCATTTTGAAAACAAGAGCACAAGCGTTACAGCAATGCAAGAGCAGCGGGTTGATAGTAATGATACTGTTAAAAACAAAGGTGATGTATCAGAATTAGCTGGCGGTGTTGATATTACTAAATTGGCTTCATTGCCATCAGGTTACAACGCGTACCTATCATTTGCAATTAAAGACTCACCCTTTTATGAAGTAAAAGAAGTCTATAAAAATCAAGTCAATGTTGATAATGCCCGAGCTCTGAGACAGATGAGCTCCGATAGACTACATCAGCAACTAATTAACCTACAATACAAATAAGGAAGTAAAATGGGAGAAGAAATCAAAGACGTCAATGCCAAGATTGATGAAGCAGAAGCTGCGGTAAAACAATATGCAAGTAAGGACACAGTCATCAGCATTGGTGGATACGAATTCACACCTGCAAAGTTAATGATTGCTTTCACACTCGTATCTTCTATACTCGGCGGTCTTTACGGTACATTCGAAGTATACAAAGACTACGTTGGGATGAAGAAGAAGATCGCCTCATATGAGGCACCAGATCTATCCGGATTCGATAAGCGCCTAGCTGTCATTGAAGAAAACAGCGGTAAGACTAGCGACTACACTCGTGACATTAAAAATGATCTAAAGAATGACATTCGTCGTAATGAAAGTGTCACCGAACAGGTGGAACGTAGTGTAAAGCAGGCTCAGAGAGAAACAGAAGCGGAGATGCGACAAGCTCGTAAAGATATACGTGAGGACTTGGATAAAGCTCGTGGAGAAGTAAATACTATCCGCAAGGAAATGGCTGATGCTCGTAGAGAGATTAGTAAAGAAGTCGAGGCACTGAAAAAAGAAGTTGATAGCAAGATTCAAAAGGCTATCGATAACCCACTGGCAAACAAATAATGTTTGGTACTGCTCTTGCCATCTATATGTACGTTAAACAGCCTGAGTGCATTAGATGGGCTTGGAGTGGTGATGTCTATAATAGAAAGGTGATTTGTTTGGAGTGGCGTAAAAAAGAACCAGAAAAGAAAAAGTAATGCTTGATCCAATAACAATTGGTATTGCCTTTACTGCTGCTCAGCAGTCGGTTGGGTATATAAAAAAAGCAATTGCTTTGGGTAAGGATGTTAACAGTCTTTATGGACAGTTTGCAAAGTTCTTTGAAAATAGTGATGCTGTTCACGAAGCAGAAGTAAAACTTAGAACAGATAAAAAGATACTAACAGATGGTCAGATTAGAGCGTTGTCCATTCAGATTGCAATGCAAAGTAAGGCGTTGCGAGATGCTGAAAAACAACTCAAAGAATTGCTAATATATACCGGTAACAGTGATGTGTGGGATCAAATGATGTCCGAACGCGTCCGAATGTACAAAGAACGGGCAAAGATACAAGCAGATTTAAAAAATGCTAAAATTAAAGCCCAGTCAGATCTGATAGACAGAGTTTTAATTTTCATAAGTTTTTGTGCAATAGCCATTCCTGTATTTGCATTTAGCTTTGCAATGATAGTTAGACAATTATAAAGGAGTATTATGACTGAAGAAAAAAAGCCTCTTAGTAGAAGCGAAAGAGAAGCACAAATTAAAGACAAGGCAGGATGGCTCATTACCGTACTGGCTGCTCTACTGGCCATTAATACCTATATTGCTAGTGGCAATAGTTCTAAGGTATTGAATAACACAATTAAAGCTAACGATACGTGGGCATTCTACCAAGCAAAGTCTATTAAGCAGACGCTAGCTGAAATGGCAAGAGATGATGCTGTAGAAAGAAAACAATTTGATAAAGCAGATAAATTAACTGCCAAAATTAATAGATATGAGAGTGAGCCTGCAACAGGTGAAGGTAAAAAAGAACTGATGGCTAAAGCTCGTGCACTTGAAGCTGAGCGCGACGAAGTTCGTAAATCTGGTCCATGGATGACGTTTGCTGGTTCAGGGTTTCAGATTGCTATTGTACTATTATCTGCTAGTATCTTAGCTGTAGCACCAGTATTATACACAGCAAGTATTGTTGTAGGAGCCTTGGCAGCACTACTAATGAGTCAAGGTATATGGTTGTGGATTCCACTAACCTTATAATTTACGGCCAATATTATATTTGGTCACAAGTTCCCATTCAGCTTTTTCTTTGAATGGGATAATCTTAATCTGAGACATTGGGGCTACTGGATCTTTTGATTTGGCAGCATCTACCAAAGCAACCAGTCCCCACTCAGCTATCAAATTGGAAATTGTGTTTCTACGCGCAATATCTTCTTCGGAGAAGTTAGACGGCTTTCCATCCAACCCAAACAATTCTTTGAAGTGTACAATGTAGTACAATCCTTGTTTATGCAGGATATGACACGATTGGTACAGGATCTTTTCTTTTTTGGAAGCTACGCCTATCCTTGTAAGGGTCTCGCGTACTTTTAGGAAGTCATCATCAGTATTTAATTTTACCTCAACCAGAGACTCGAGTTTGGTCATTATTCCCACCACGTTGTAATTTTTGTTTTATGTAGTGTAGGTTGTCTGCTGTAAGGATCGATAGAGCCTGAATGGCCTTTTCCGTGCTGTATCCATAGTACTGTTTCACTGATTCGATATCCTCAACATCATCACGTTTCACCCACTTGGCAAATCTCTTTGCCGGTCGGATGCTATTTAGAAGATAGTGATATTGGAGTTTATTATCAACTTTGCACCGGTTCATCTCATTTGCATAAAGAACCGTATCAGGAAAGTAGGATAATGCCTTATTAACGACAAAGGGAACATAACTAGATTCAGACATTTCGTCATTCTCCGTTCCCTTCATCAAGTCTTTTTTGTTAGTGGTTACGCTATTTACAAAGTCAAATGGAGTCACATTAACATCCTAATCAATCCAACACTATCAATAGTGACCAAAAGCATATAGTTAGCAATCATCCCAAACGACTTCCTAGTATAAGCAGCCCAAGCGTACATAGAGCAACCAACAATCCAGATAGGATAAAGAATAAGAAGAGGAGGGTTGGGGACAGTGACAGCCATAGTGATGCTGCAACCGATCGAGATTGCCCAAGCCAATATTTCAATAGAGAAACGAAACCTGTTACTCTGCCAGTCATCTTTGATCCAATCAATAGTAGGTTTAAAGATATCTAACATTACACCAATTCTTCTACGATGCCCAGCACCTCAGCAATAATTAAGAAGGCTCCTGCTATCCACAAATTACCTACTATTAGAGCTGCTCCAGCAACAATCCGAAAGGCGCTTTTTACAAAGCTAATACGTTGATGCCATACAGGATCAGGAATAATATTCATCATTTAAAAGTACACTCCACCATAATTTCAGTTAGACAAGCAGCAAGATTAATCTCTTGGTCTGCTACAAATGCTGTTTGATATTGATACTTAGCTAAGATTAAAACCAGCTGAGCAATGGACGGAGAATCCATCAGCTCATGTGCATGATCGTAGAATTTACGGAAGAACGTTGCTGTATCCGTATCTGAGTTCTCACCAACCCATTTACGGACATTAGAGAACTCTTTATTTTTCAAATAACCAACCAATAGGTTGAAAGAATCTTCTTGTAGGTTTGTTAGGATACCTACATCAATCTTACCTGTCGCGCCGTAGTGTTGTAATTCATTAAGGACACGTCTCCAATCAGGGAAGTGTTTCTCAATCACACCTGCAACAGCTTGAGGTACAAACTCAACATTTTCTTTCTTGAGGATATCCATTGTTCTACGGTAGAATGCAGCAGCAAGCTTTGGCTTATCGCTTTTTGCAACCGTAAACTCAACAACACTACAACGAGAGATTAAAGGATCAATTAATTTGTTTTTGAAGTTGCAAGTAAGGATAAAACCACAGTTCTTACTATACTGCTCCATAAAGTTACGAAGAGCTGGTTGTGTGCTATTCGGATTAAGGTAATCAGCCTCATCTAAAATAACATACTTACGACCTCCAGAGAAAGAGACAGTAGAAGCAAAGTTAAGGATATCAGTACGAAGAGTGTCAATATTGCCATGCATACTGCCATTAATAATAATGTAGTCAGCACCGAGCTGATCGAGCATGGCTCGGGCCACTGTGGTCTTACCAACACCAGCACGACCAGTAAGCAACAGATTAGGAATATTAACATCGTTTACAAATTGCTGGAAGACCGCCTTCAAAGAAGGCGGCAGGATCGTGTCTTCAATAGTATGCGGGCGGTATTTCTCCACCCACAAAAACTCTTCTCTCATTTTTAGTTCCCAAATTTAGAGTGATTAGAATCGGCCATAATCCAATATTCTACATCATCTCCTTTAAAATGGGAAATGTTTTTTGAAGAGATAACAACTTCATAATCACCTGGTAGGATCTTAAGGTTGTCTGCTTTGAAAGCAAATTTAAACTTATGTTCTGTAAGACCAACATCGATCTTAAATGTATCGCTTGTTGGATCAGTTGGCTTACCTGCACCAATAAAGATAGTCTCACCATCACCCTCAACAATAACGTGAGTTGATTGAAGAACACCAAGTGCTCTCAATGTAGCGTTCAAGTTCTCAGCAGGCAGCTTAAAACTAACCTCAGGGGTATTAACCTTGGGGGCATCCTTGGGTGGAATTACAACAAGCTCAGGATCAGCAAATGTATACTCTACCTTCTGACGACCTTGTGCAATTGCAACTTTAGCATCTTCAAACTCTAACTCTGGTTCGTTGAACAGAGACAATACTCCAATGAACCTTGACAGTTCATAAATCGCAAACTCTTTAGGAATATTTTCCTTGAAAGTTGAACGAGCGAGCATTGTCTTCTGTGGGGCAATCGTTGTCTGAACGTTGCCCTCACGAAACAGCATCGATGGGTTGATCAGAGCAAAGTTTTTCAGGATCTGCATCGAGCGGTTTTCGAATTTCATTTACTTTTTACCTTTTTTCAGTTGGCCTACGTCAGCTGTTGCAGGTGCACCAATCGATGCAAGGTCAGCAAGACTACCGCCAAAAATATAACTACCAACGTGGTTCATTTGCATCCATGGGCATAACCAAACCTTCATACCAGCTCGTTCCGTGTTGTAGCAGAACATGTAGTCTTCAGATAGGTAACGCTTGCTTACGGGATCAATAATACAATCAAAGTAAGCGTGGATTTCACGTGTACCGTCAAATGCCTCAGTACGTACGTGGTCTGGCTTATAGGACAGATGTGGATACTTTTCTTTATACACATCAAACGTCTTACGACGGATCATCATAAAGCCTGTACCAATTTCCATCACTTCAACTGGCTGACCAAGAGGAATCTCTTTTTGTCCACCTTTTGGATTAAACACGTAGTCCCCAACATACTTCTCAAGTACGTTAGCATCTTCATCAGCAACCCCTTTATCCACAGCAATCTTAATCTTCTCCCAGCTGATACACTTCTTGGGATATGGACCGCCGATCACATCGTAATCACTATCGTCTGTTTGTAATGCTAACAGAGCAAGAACGTCTTGTGGATTAAATCCAATATCACTATCAATAAACATTAAGTGTGTTGCTTCACTACGCAAGAACTCATCAACGCAATAGTTACGAGCACGTGTAATCAATGATTCGTTAAACAAGTAATACAACTGCAAGGGAATCTGATAGCGTGCACAAAGTGCTGCAAGATCTGCAATGCTACGTGCATACATGCCCGCACATTGACCACCATACATTGGTGTTGCAACAAACAGCTTCTTCTGTTGAAGATCTGTAATTGGGACTTTAATTTCAAACGTCATCTGTATTTTCCTTAAGTTTATCTTTGGTTGTTCCGACTGGACGACCACGACCACGTTTCACTGGGGTCCGTGCTTCCGTTAGAATTTGTTGGGATGCTTGTTCGTCACCCTGTAGAAGTAACTCAGTTGCTAGAACCGACTCACTACCTGCTTTGTTATCTGCATACTTCGCGTCATGCTTTTTACCTGTACCATAGTCCCCATCATAGCTGTGTAATGCTTCCGCATTAAACGATAGGTATTGTCCAATTCGTGTACCGCGAGCAATACGCATTGGTCCACACGATACATGCATTACTCCTGCCATTACACCATCATATCCTGTGTCATACAATCCTGATGTAAGGAATACACCATTACGGTTCAATGTGGAGCGTGTAATCACCCACCCAGCTTCACCAGAACCAACAACAATCTTGTTCTCCATAATCACCTCATAGTGACCTTCTGGTAGATTATAATACCCAAGTCCATCAGGCTGGATCTCATATGATCCACGATGTACCTTTTCTTTCTCATCAATCTTAAACGTTGACTGAGATAGTTTAAATACTTTACCAAGTCTAAGATCAACTGCATTTGGCTGGACGTCACCGTCCTGCACATTCGTCAAAACCGATTTACTGTTCGGCCCCATAATATGTTTCATTCATGCTCCTTCATAATACTATCAACTACAACCTTTACTCTTGTTCGTAAATAGTCTAAGTCTCCATCATTAAATATGATCTTGTCAACGAGGTGATCATCGAAAGCTCGTTCTGTGATATGGCCATCGTAATGATAATTAGGACGTGTAATCTTAATAATCTTTGCGCCTAGGTTTTTAAGAATGGTGTACTCATTATCAAAACGTAAATCAGTTACGATCCATAAGTTCATTGGTTCATATCTAACTTTATTCACAATGTAATTTGTGAACTGCTTCTCATCATATCCGCGCATCAACATACCAATCTCGCGAACGATCCTACGACCTTCAATTGTATAGAACTGCTCGCTATCTTTTAAAGTCAAAGTGGCACGTTTCAATCTATCATAACTGTATACACTCTCATCTCCAAGATTAAAAATGTGTCTGATAACTTCTTTAATTGGATCAGCAAAAGCAATCGTCGAAGGAGAGTGTTGTGGGTACATCTCCTTAATCAGAGCTCCGACTGTATCTTTACCAGAACCCTTAGGTCCTGTTAATGCAATAATCTTTAACGCCATAATGTGTTAGCTAAACGGTCAATGTAGTGAATGTTGTCAAATACAACAAAGGGAGCATGCTCTCCTTCATAGTTAAAGTCAACTTCTTTTTCAAACTTTCCGTTTTGCAAACCAGTTGGTGATGTATCAAACTTAAGATTGTTAATACCTGCCCACACAGCAGCACTCGAATCCCACGAGAAGATATAATCAGAGTAGTCACGGAGCAAGTCAATTTCTTTAGGACCATCTACCATTCCCAAACAATGAAAGCGTTTCTTTGCTTTATCAGTTAGGAGTTTACGACGTTCGAGTTCACGGAATACATTCAAGCGAGACAGGTAACGTTGCATTTTGTATGCGTCACTGCGCTTACCACCTTCAAATGTTGTCTCATCAACTCCACATGCAATTGGAGCTGCAAGAATAGACATCCCGATCAAGTCAATGTCATCATTATTAAGAGCCCACTCAATGGCATTAACAAGATCGGTCATGTCACCAAGCTCACTCTGTGGTACAAAGAAAGTATCGAATCCTTCGCCTTTAAACTCAGGAATCAACCTCTTTGCAGCATCAACAGTTACTCGCGAAGGTTGCTTGGGATAATCAGAGAGCACAATACAGTTTGCACCGCATGCTTTGCCCATTTCAATCAGCTTAGATGACTCATACATTGGTCGTCCAAGCTTAAACATTTCAAATGCACTGTTGTCCATAATCTTGTACTTGCCGTCTTGCAGGTTGGCATAGTATTCACGATACTCAGGATCCTCTTCTACGAGGTGAGCAAGAAGTAAGTGCGCTCCGTTCGTCTGTGTATACTTAGCAAGATACTTGGTGGGACTGATGTGGCAGAAGTTAATCAAGATCAACCTTTCGGGAAATAAATTCGGCAACCATTTTCTCCGTCTTCGGAGACTTCAATAACATAATCACGATCGGGCCACTTCGCAATTACTATTGCATACAGTTCTCTTGACATCATCTCACAAGACTTAAAGTCTAAAGATAATGTACCATCTGCATACCACGACTCTAACCAACGCTTAAATTGAATAAACTCAACATCGCGATCATCGTGGAACACTTCCATTTCTACACGGAAGTGAAAGATGTGTCGGTGAGGTGTTCCAAGAAAGCTGACATCCAACCAATCGCCAGTAGCTAACGTTGGGTCTGTAGCTGCTGCTGGGTATCTGTGGATACCCTCTTTCTGAAACGTTACCCAAATAAAACTCTTATTTTGCATAATGTCTCCTTGTAATATTAACTGCAGTTTTATCCTTAACTCCAACCCAAAACCCTTTTGTCTTGTTCTTGGTTATAATATAATTTTGCATCTCTTCACGACCGTACCAAGCCATCCAACCTGTCTCAATATTGACATGCCAGTATCTGTGGTTCTTCTTTTCTGGTTTCATCCATTCAACCGGATCAACATAAAATGCACCAAAATCATTCATATTGTTCTTAACATCAATACTGTAATGATTATGCCAGGAAGGTTTCTTAATCCACAAGTCTTGACCAGCTACTTGTTCTTCGTAGCTAGCTTCATTGTCAATCACATCCCATCCCCAACTCTCAACAGCTTCTTTAACAAACAACTCACCCTCACGGCCTTTAGTACCCGAGGCACCAAAAGCTTCTTCCAAGGTAGGAGTCCATTGTGGAGTTAATCTGGCACCAGTCATTTTACTTCATCCGTGCAGAGTTGAGGAATTCACGACGCAGCTCAGAATTCATTTCTGAGAATGCACCACGTGTAGCAAGAGTCATCGTTGTTGATGTAACATCCTGGATACCACGTGACTTAACACAGTAGTGTGCTCCATCAATATAAACAGCAACATCTTCAGATCCGGTAATAAACTTAATTGCTTCACAAATCTGTTCTGTCAAGCGTTCTTGTACTTGAGGACGTTTTGAATAGAACTGAACAATACGGTTCAACTTTGACAAACCAAGAATGGTCTTCTTTGGAATATATGCTACAGTAGCCTTACCGTCGATAACAACAAAGTGGTGCTCACAGTTGGACTGAACGTTAATATTACGCTCCAATACAAAGCTGCTATTCTCGCCCATCTTGTTTACAATCTTTGTACACTTAGGAAAGTTATCATAATCCAATCCAAAGAAGATCTCACGTGTGTACATCTTTGCAACACGATTAGGTGTATCAATCAATGAGTCATCGGTCATATCCAAACCTAACTCCTCCATAATTGCTTGAAAATGTTTTGCAATTACTTTGATCTTCTTATCGTTCTTCTGTTTAACCTTTTCATACACCATTGGTGTTTCAAGGCCAACACTAATCATATGTTGACGTACCTGCTCGCCTAGGACTGCGTCTGTTTTATCCATTTTTACTCCTGTGTTATTTCTTTGCTGGTTTAGGGGGAAAGTCAGGGAATGCTCCCCAAGGTTGTTTGAGTTCCAATGATACATCATTTGGGCCACCAGAGTCAACCCAGATCTTGGAAATAACTTTTGTAGCATTCCCATTCACAATGATGTACCGCACTAGGTACTCCGTAGAATCGTAGGTCCCATCAGGGACCCATTTAAATTGCATAAACATTATTATTCAAACAGGTCTTCATTCCACTCACGGTGTCCTTCACGGAACGCCATGTTGGCCTGTGTTTCACGAACTTCTACACGGAAGCACCAAAGACGTTCTGACTCGCTTGGGCCCCAATAGTCGGGAATATAAACACCATTAACATATTTGTACAACTGATCAGCAAGACCTTCACAGCCTAGCTTCGGTAGAATAGTTAACTTAGCCATCTTACGACGCTCAAGTTCTTTGTATGTCTCAAGTTCAGGATCATCTTCCGCAACAAGCAAAGTGTGATCAAACTGGTCTTGCAACACCTCTTTCAACTCTTTCAAACCACCATAGTCAGCAGCCCAGTTACGTACATCGAGATTGTCCGTACCAAAATGGAACTTCATTGAGAAACTATACCCATGAATTAGGTTACAGTGACTATCTGCTCTCCATTGACGATAAGCACATGGAAATGCATCAACATACTCCTTTGTACTTGTGTACTTGTAAACTCTTGGTCTTTGACCGTATTGTGAATCCCACATCATTTTATGTTCCCATTGTGTTGCCCCAGATGTGTACATGCACACGTGAGGAGTAGTTGTAACCACGCTTGAATGCTTCTGTAGCAATATGCGCTTCACCGATATAACCAGCTTCGGTTCCCTTTTGAGCTTCTAGTGTTGCACCAACACCCATTACCCAAATAGGATATGTCACGCCTGCTTCACGGAACTTCTCGACTGTTAGTTCGAGCTCATTCCACGATTCCATTGAACCATTCACAACAAACTTTAACTGTCCGTGTGGTGATAGGTTTTCATATGTCTTAACAATCTCAGGTTTAATAGCATCTTCTGCCTTCTCACCAGACGTTGTATGTAACTT